GGCCAAGCAGGCAACGAAGTGACCAATACTATCATTTCTTTCTATGCTGCTATGGATTCGACGCCTATAGACGCCATTGAACATGGTATAGGCTTGCTAAGAGAGCGTATGACCATGATGACGGCCCGTATTGATACATTGGGCCGGTCAATACCGCCTTCGCGTAACGTTGGCCAGATAGCACCGTTCTGGAAGTATGGCGGAACACGTCCGGAAAGAATGATTGAAGGCGATAGTCTTGTCAATTTCTGGTTAAATATGGCTGATAGAGATGATGAAGACATGTCCGACCCTACACTATTACGTGACCAAGTTACGCAAGCGCGGCAAATGGTAACCAATCCCGCTGCTATGGGTACCGGTAGTGTTCCCGATTGGATTAGACTTTATCTAAACGAGGGCTTGGTAGCCGGTGCTATACGTCCACAGTGGCCGCCAATCAAACACGATGATAACGGAAACGTATTGTGCTTGTAGGTGTTGATATGATTGACGTTATTGCTGATGTGGATATTGAACAAAATAACCGAATAGTCTGGTGTGAACGTTTACTCTATGCCATAATCCTGTTACAGTTCCCTCAACTGGCTAGTCTTATTTGAATCTCATTCTCCCCTCGGTGGTAGAATACCGACCTAACTCCATGATAGCATACTGATACTAAGGGAATTCTTGTTTAAACACCTCTATCTCGCAATTGTTGCCCGTATCAGTATGTTATCACCTAATTAACTAACTCTTAGGAGATAGAGTATGTTCTGAGGCCGTAATTCCATTGTCAGACTTTACCGCCGAGGGGAGAATGAGATTCATGATTATGACAGCTTTTTTTCTGATTCGCTCGAAGCTTTTTCACTATCGCGAAAAAAGCTATGAAAAAAAAATAAAAAAAGGGGCCGAGCCCCGAAGGACCCGACCCCAATTTTCAAGAATATTCTCAACAGAGCCTATTCACTCGAACGTAACCTCATACGGCGCAAACTGCTTGCTCTTCTTGTCCTTCATCATGGTGATGGTAGGATGATTCTCATCAAACTCGATACGTCCAATAGTGCCGCCGTTAATCTTGACAGTTGACACCTTGGCTTTTTTCGACTCCCAGACGGCGCACATAGCCTCTAGTGGTTTCAATATCGACTGTTGGGTTACCAATACCGGATTCGACCACTGGTCAACCGGATACAGCAATGCGACAACAGCCTTCTCAATGTGGTACTCTGGGATGTTGTATTGTTCAGAGTAAGCACGTGCCGACCCAAACTCAATTTTACATACCTGTACCTTGTTTTCAATACCCGCCTTGACCCAATCTAGGGCAAGGTCACCGGTCAAAGTCATTTGACCAAATACTGGGTTCTTTTTCGCTGCCAAAAATAGCAGTATAACGCTCAACATTATCAGTTCTTTCATTTTTCTATCTCCTGTGTTTTGTGTCGTTTTCTGGTCTGGTGAATCTCACCCCACCGTCATTCCAGAAAATTGATTCTCCCCTCGTATGGTTCCTATCCGACAATACCTTCCGATACGGTTGAAGTATATCAATGTACAAACCTATCATAATAGGTCGAACCGGTTATGATAGGGTTTTATACCCGAACCCCGTAGGGGTGCACATGGCTAAGAAAAATTCAGACCTAATTATGAGAGACAGACTTCAATTTACGCTAGACGGCTCGGGTGACCTCGACGTCGTTTATGGTAGAATTGATTTAAGCGACTACGTGAACACCGTTCAAAAGAAAGGACTAGCGGTTAAGGAAGTTAGATTTCAAGTGAGAAATCCCTCGACCAAAGACACCGGTTCATTCAATCAGCAACTAGCAGTAGAAGGCGGTTCAGATACCCAACCAACAGTTGCGTTTTTGAAGATGTTTGCGACTACTACAGCCTACGAAAACGCTGCAGATGTCGGTTTAGCGAGTCCTAACGTTTTCGCTCTGGTTGAGCATCAACATTACATTAACGTAGTCCAGACCGGTGGTATCAACGTTGGCGGTAATCAGATAGTTTCCTATTTCGAATTTGGTACGCCAGATTTGCACCCAGACGGTTACACCGTCGTGACTGATATCCTCATTGGAGTTGCAGCAAATAATTGTACTCGAATATCAAGCGAAACCCTTGAAGTTGATATCATGCTAATCGCTGAACCAATCACTGTAACACAGAAAGAACTCAACGAGATGCTAGTACAGGCACAAGACTTGTGAGGGTGATTCCTTGCCAGTAAAAAAGAAGGTTGCTAAGCCTGTGTTATCTGACCCCAGAGTGCAGAAGTTGCTCGCTGGTGCTGGTGCATCAATAGTTGACGAGATTCTTGACAATCGCGTAATTAACGCCGCTGAGGGTGCTCTAGTTGGTTCTGCCGTGGGTGGTCCTATTGGGGCTGTCGGTGGCGGTCTTGCTGGGTGGTTCTTGGCTGATGAAGGGACCGTTATACCGGTCGATATGGTAGCCGTTCCAGCCTATGAACTTCCGATGATTTACAATGGACTTTCTCCTAGTTTTACCATCTACATTCGAGCCGGCGAAACTATCATTCCAACCGGTGGTAACGTGCAAGACGTACAGCAAGTTGTTGAAGCTTCACCGCCAACTCGTAAAAAAGCTAAGCGAAGTGGCTGGCATAAGTACATGGCTAATAAGAAGAATCAGATACGTTTCAAATCTGGTAAGATGAAAGGACGTCTTAACTTGAAGTCCATGGCTAGAGCATACAAGAAAGGGAGGAAAAAATAATGCCTATTACCGAATTGAGAGATGGTATTGCTATTCAACAATTTGATACTTTAGGAACCGCTGGCGGTCTAAAACTAGATGGTAACGGGTTTGGCATTATACAAAAGAAAATCCATGTTACTAGAGGCATGAGGCATAAACTAGAGCATTGTGATTTTTATCTTGATGCTAGAGGTTTTGGTTATGAATCTGCTACGTTTTATCTAACCCCCTTACCGTTGATTTACTCTGATATGAATAACACCTTTTTCACCAAGGATTTCGGTATTGTAGCGGCTTACAATGAAAACGTTCTCTACAAATGCAAATGGGGTAACGACGAGTTCGCACGAACTAGCATTGAAAACGAGTTTCCTAACAACTTTCTTGCCGCTAGACCCACATTCAATTTCTACTCTGATACGTTATATCTTACTGTGCTCTTTAACGGCCAAGCAGGCAACGAAGTGACCAATACTATCATTTCTTTCTATGCTGCTATGGATTCGACGCCTATAGACGCCATTGAACATGGTATAGGCTTGCTAAGAGAGCGTATGACCATGATGACGGCCCGTATTGATACATTGGGC